CTAAGTCCAGCTACCCAAGCTGCTGCCGGCCTGGCATCTGCACAAAGTCAATTGACTCAAGGACTAGCCTCACTTACCAATCAATTGCCTGCAGGTACAAATCTAAGCAGTCTTACAGCTAGTATAGGAACACTTGGGCAAGGCGCAGGCACACAAGTTTTAAGTCGTCTGCAAGGCGGTGCGGCTGCATTTAATTCACTAACAACTGGTGCAGGCGGCGCAACTGCTGCTATCAGTTCAGCATTGTCAGGCACAGGCACTGGATTTTCTTTTCCTTCACCATCAGCAATCACAGGTGCATTGACTGGCGCGGCCGCTCGAGCAGGCAGCTTGGCCAGCACAGCAGTCAGCACACTGTCTGGACTGGTCAAAGGAACTCCAACCGAAGGGATCAATGTAGCAGACTTTGCCAAACAAGGTCCAGCACTGACTGGTCTTGGCAGCATGAGTTTGCCTGATGTAACTGGTACGTTGGCACAAGCCTCAAAGTTAGTGGGACAGAGTGCAGATACAATTAGTAACGCAGCAGGAGCAGGTAAATTTGGACTTGACGCTAGTCAACTTGAACGGTGGGGATTGGTCAAGCCAGGAACTGCTGCCACATTTTTAAGTCAAGGCAGTGGTGATCTAGTTGGCGTATTAAAAAGTCCCACAGTATGGACTGGCAAAGATGGTGTAAAAAGTCTTGACGGATTGTTGAACAATCCTGGACTACAAGACAAAGTACAACAAGGGTTAATGACTTCGGGTGTAGCTGATTTAAAATCACTAGGCATTCCTACAGACAAATTAACACCACAAGCACTTAGCGGCCTAGCAACCAATGCTGCCAAAAGCGTACCCAACACACTAGATTGGGCTAAAAATACTCCAGGGTTACCAGCTGACATTAAATCTCAGTTTGATGCCGCAGCAGTTAACGGCGCATTTGCGGTAAACTTGGCTCAGACCAAAATAGATCCTTCTATGCTTCAGGAATATATGCCCGTGGCTGCAATTGATACTGTAAACACAGATACGCTTGACGCCGCTTCTAAACGGATTGTAGGTAACGCCAAAGTACCTAGTATTTTGCCAGCAAACATAGGATCTAGCCTGTATTCTAAAACACCAGACGACAAGTTAATCTACACTGGCAATGATGAAATAGTATGGGACAATATAAATGATGAAAGATTGCGACGTGGACTTCCAAGTTTAACTGCAATAGGATATCCAAGACCTGATCCGTCTCCTAATAATAGCCCATCTCAAGGCGGATAAATATTTCCATGACTACCTTTGTTGGCTTTAACACACAGAATCAATACAAAAAATTCACACTAGTGGACTTTGAATTAGTCAAACGAGATTTGTTAAATGCGTTTAATATTCGTCAAGGCCAACTGCCTGGCCGTCCCGGATACGGTACTATCTTGTGGAATTACCTGTTTGAAAATCAAGTTGATGCAGTTGTCCAAGGAATTATCACTGAAGTCCAACGAGTAGCCGGCGGCGATCCTAGAATACTCATTAGTAATGTCAATGTGTATCCCCAAGAAAATGGCATGCTGATTGAAATAGAACTACAGACTGTGGGAGGTGTAAATGCCGAAATCCTTAATGTGTTCTTCAATCAAGTCAGTCGGTCAGCCAGCTACGTATAACTACGCCGTTTTTTATCTACATAAATAACAGATAAAGAATACAAGGCCCAGACGCAATGGCAAAAACCACTAGACAAACAGCGATATTTGGTGTAGAAGACTGGAAACAGATCTATCAAACCTATCGCGAAGCAGACTTCCAAAGCTACGACTTTGAAACTCTACGTAAGAGTTTTACTGATTATCTGCGTTTGTACTATCCAGAAACATTCAATGACTACATTGAGTCATCAGAATACATTGCCTTGCTGGACGTTATTGCGTTCATGGGACAGGCCCTGGCCTTCCGTACAGATCTAAACACAAGAGAAAACTATTTAGACACCGCAGAACGTAGAGATTCAGTCACACGATTGGCAAATCTTGTTAGCTATACTGCCAAACGTAACACAGCCGCACAGGGCCTGCTCAAAGCATTCAGTGTGACCACAACAGAAAACGTTGTGGATTACAACGGCGTTAACTTGGCCAACGTCACAGTGAACTGGGCAGATCCCACAAACTTTGACTGGCTAGAACAATGGAATGCTATTGTGAATTCGTCATTGGTCAGCAGCCAAAAAATTGGTAGACCAGCCAATCGTCAAACTATTCTAGGAGTAGATACTAGCGAATATGGCATTAACTTGGTTCCTGGATTCTTGCCAGTGATTCCTTATACTGCCACTGTAGATGGTGTAAACATGCCGTTTGAAGCCACAACTTCAACCACAGCTGGCCAAGATTATATCTACGAACCCAGTCCAAAGCCTAACACTGCATTCAATGTGCTGTATCGCAATGATCAGCTGGGATACCAAAGTGCTAACAACGGATTCTTCTTTTTCTTCAAGCAAGGTACATTGCAAAATCAAGATTTTAACTTGGCAGAACGCATTGCTAATCGTACAGTAAACATCAATATTGAAGGTGTGAATAATGATGACCGTTGGCTATTTCAGTTAGACAATCTAGGCAACGTCAACAGAGAATGGGTATACACTGAAAATATCTATTCAGCAGCGGCCGAACAAACTGCAACACTACGACCAATCTTCTCTACCACAAGCAGAACTAATGATCAGATTACCATGGTGTTTGGCGATGGGGTATTCTCAGAAATTCCAGTAGGCATTTTCCGTGCGTATGTTCGTGCAAGTAATGGACTGCAATACATTATCAATCCTGCTGAAATGCAGAATGTGGTACTACCAATCAGTTATGTTGATCGCAATGGTAACATTCAAACCATGACATGTACTTGTGGTATCACACAACCTGTAAGTAATGCACAAAGTCGTGAAAGCATTGATGCTATCAAACAACGTGCGCCTGCTAGATACTACACACAAAATCGCATGGTCAACGGTGAAGACTATAATCTATTTCCGTTTACTCTTTACAATTCTATTATCAAATCAAAAGCTGTTAACCGTGCCTCAATTGGTACCAGCCGCTATTTAGACTTAGTAGACAACACAGGCAAGTACTCGTCGACCAACACATTCTCTAGCGATGGTGCTGTATGGGAAAATAATATTCTTCCTACTACACTATTTTCTTGGACCAATCGCAATGAAATTGCTGACCTTATTACCAATCAAGTACAGCCTGCTATCGCTGGTGCCACATTCAAGCAATTTTACTATGCAAACTTTCCACGAATAACTGTAAACACTGGTACCACTGCACTTAGCACCTGGCATCAAAGTACTACATTAGCAAATGAAACCACCGGCTACTTTCAAAATGCACTAGGTGCTCCGGTCATGGTTGGAACTTACAGTAGCACTGCATTTAAGTATGTGGCACAAAAAAGTTTAATTAAATTTGTGCCTCCTACTATTGATGGGCAACCCTATTATTTTGATGCCAACAATAGATTAAAAGCTGGCTTGCCAACTAGACCCGAAGACCATTTGGAAATTTGGGCCAGTCCTCTTGCAATAGTAGGTGATGGCAGCAACGATGGTATTGGTAATTTAATCAACGGGCAAGGACCAATTGCACTTAACAATTTTGTACCCACTGGTGCAATTGTAGATACTATTATTCCTGTGTTCCTTACAGATCTAAGTACTACCATTCGTGAAGAAATGACACAACAAATTTTGTTGTATAGAAATTTTGGTCTTGGCTACGATAACGATGGCGCTATTACAGGCACAGCCGGTACTTGGTATATCATTACCAGCACTAACTTAAATGCTGATGCTACCTGGAGTCAAACTTATGCGGGCAACACTTCAGGACAAAATTTAGATGCCAGCTGGATGGTAGAGTTTGTAGCAGTGGACAACAAATACACAATCACATTCCGTGGGCTTGCATATTACTTTGGCTCAGTGCTACAAACAAGATTTTTCTTCTACGGTAACCAAAAAATCTATGACAGCCGCACAGGCACTACCATTAGAGACTTTATTAATGTGCTGGCAGTAAACACCAAGCCAGACAGCTCATCTCCGCTGCCAGGCGACATCTATACCACAATCATTGGGCAGCCTGTAGAGTCTGACGGATATGTTGACGACTTTCAAGTGCTGATCAGTTACAGAGATTCAGACTCAGACGGCGTGCCAGACAATCCAGATTTCTTTGATGAAATTGTTGCCCCAACAGTTAATCCTAACCTCAAGCTAGTGTTCTTGCAACAAACTGTGGACTTTGATAATTTACAAAGATACTTGTTGGTTGAACCAGATGTGGTGAATTCTGATTATCCTACTTACGATAGTATTGAATTGGTTAAGTTTCAATACTCACCAGGACAAGTGTTCTATGCCTATAGCGACGAATTATTTTATACATTAACAGTTAACACTGCTGGTGTAAGAGTTATAACTCAAAATGCAGAAGGCGAATGGATTGCCAGAACAGGACGACAAGCGTTGTATTTCCAGTACCGCCACAACTCACCATTGACCAATAGAATTGATCCAGGTACTACCAACATTATCGACTTGTATGTTGTGACACAGTCATATTACACTGCTTATCAGAATTGGTTAACAGATACTACTGGCACAGTGACCGAACCTGATATGCCGACCATTGACGAACTTAGCACAGAATATCAAGGTCTTAATGAATACAAAATGATCAGCGATAACATTATCTTGAATTCCGTAGTATTCAAACCGTTGTTTGGACCCAAAGCCGCCAAGCAATTACAAGCCACAATCAAAGTTATCCGTGCTCAAAATTCCACAGCCAGCACTAGCGAAATCAAAAGTTCTGTACTGGCCGCAATGAATGAATACTTTAGCATTGACAAATGGAGTTTTGGAGACACATTCTATTTTTCAGAACTGGCAGCATACCTGCACAGATATCTTGGAACCATCATCAGTTCAGTAGTGCTGGTGCCACTAGACACACAAAAATACTTTGGCGACATGTACGAAGTGCGAGCAGAACCCAGTGAAATATTTGTCAACGGCGCTACTATTGACAATATTATTGTCATTGATGCATTGACCAGTACCAACTTGCGTACTGCACCTGGTAGCGGAGTAATTTAATGGCACGAGTACGCAGTGTAGATTTTCTTCCTGAGATTTTTCAGACCGATGCCAACAAACAATTTTTGGCTGCTACTCTGGACCAGTTGATTCAAGAACCAAAGTTCAAAAAGACTCAAGGTTATATTGGCCGCACAGTAGGCCCTGGGGTAAACCCAAATGACAAGTATGTGATTGAACCTGATAAGTCTCGCGCGGACTATCAACTTGAGCCAGGTGTGATCAGTATTGATCCTGATAATAATAGCAAAATAATAGATGCTATTACCTATCCAGGTATTACTGATTCGTTAGTGTACCAAGGTAGTCCATCAACACAACCCAGCAGACTGTACACTAGTGATTACTATACATTTGATCCATTTATTGACTTTGATACATTTGTAAACTTCAGTCAATACTATTGGGTACCTAACGGACCTGACGTAGTAACAGTTCAGTCTCCAGGCGTGGCCTTGAGCCAAAATTTTGTAGTGAACAGAGAAAATGGAGTTTACACATTTTCAGGACTAACAGGTAATAATCCTACAATAAATTTAGTTCGTGGCGGAAACTACACATTCCAAGTAGCACAAAATAACAAAGAAACTGTTAATTATCGAGTAACACGAACTAACGTTACTAGCTATAACATTGATAATGAATCCAATGCTACTATTACATTAATTCGTGGTAACACATATACCTTCAATTTATTTTTACAAGGTGATTTTCCATTTTGGATCAAAACTGCTGCTACCACTGGCACAGGCGATCAGTACAACTCAGGAGTCACACGCAATGGATCAGCAGTTGGTAATATAACGTTTACTGTACCGCAAGATGCACCTGACACGCTGTACTACTCTTGTCAAACGCAAAGTCTCATGCGCGGGACTATCCGTATTATAGATGCTACGCCAGGCGATGGTGCTGGATTTTGGATTCAAACTGATCCAGGTATCAGTGGCGAAAATCCTATCACTCCAAACGTAAGTTCTAGATCAGTGTACGGAGTTACTGACAACGGAATTGACCTTGGCACAATTAATTTTAATGTGCCACAAAAAACAGCACAAGATTTCTTTTACAATCTCACCAGCATTGGAACTGTGGATCTTGTTACCAGTCTAAGTTTTGAAGACATTGATGGCGCTAGGTTAGATCAATTTATTGCCACCTATGGGGGCATTGATGGAATCACTGGTCTTGACACACGTACCTTGGTGTTTGCTAACTCTTATGGCAATCCTGCTACTGATTACTATGACATTTGGCGCATCAGTTATATCACTGTTGGTGCCTATACCTATCTTTCATTGGCCAGTATACAAGTTGTAAACAATTTAGAAAAATGGACCATACGGTATGGTACAGAGTATGCCAGCACACAATGGTATAAAAATCAAGCTGGTTATATTGTCGAAATGCTAGTGCTTACAGCCAAGCTGGATACATTGTATTACCAAGATGGCACTGATCCAGAAATTTTTGGAACCATACGACTGGTTGAACAAAGCAATGACAGTACAATTTATGTTGAAGACATTGTGGGAAAAACTGCCTACACCAGTCCAAATGGTGTGGTATTCACTAATGGGCTAAAAGTTCAATTTTTAGGCAATGTATTGCCGGCTAGTTATGCTACAGGGTCTTTTGCTTTTACTTGCACAAACACTGCATCAGGTATTAATCTTATTACCACAGAATCTACAGCAGGAATGATTGTTGGACAAGAAGTTATTTTTACTGGCACCGTGTTTGGCGGAGTCAGTACTGGTGTGACATATTATGTTCACACAATTTTTAGCAGTAGTCAATTCAAAGTAAGTGTAACTAAAAATGGTCCGGCATTAACACTAACTTCAGCCAATGGCACTATGACTGCCACTGCTAGTCAAAACCCACAATACTATGTGAGTGGAGTGGGCACTGCAATAGAGTTGTTGCCTGTAGAAAATTATACTACTCCAGAAGACTATGCTTCTGCCAATGATATTGATTACTTTACTATCAATCGAGCTAGTCCTGATCTAAATGCCTGGAGCCGTAGCAACCGTTGGTTCCATATTGATGTGCTCAATGCCACTGGTGTATATAACGATACTCCGGTTGTGATAGATAACGATAAAAAAGGTAAACGACCAATTATACAATTCCGTGGCGGGATTAGATTGTATAACATGGGCACAGATGCCAAACAACCAGTGAATGTAATTGACTTTACCGAAACTGATGCGTTTAGCAATGTGGAAGGCAGCACCAGTTATTCAGTGAATGATTACACAGTTGTCAACGGTAGTCGCATAATATTTGCAGCTGATGAAGATCCTAGTGTACGCAGTAAAATTTACGTGATAAACTTTATTGTACCAGACACTGTGCCGCCATTGATTGCACAACCAATTATAAATTTAGTTGAAGCACCTGACGGTGAAATTTTAACAGATCAGAATACAGTATGCCTAAGCGGATCACAAGTTGGTATTACCTATTGGTATGATGGCACAAATTGGATAGAAGCACAACAAAAAACCGCAGTACAACAAGCACCATTGTTTGACATATTTGATGCGAACGGCGTAAGTTTGGCCAACAGAACCACATACCCAAGTTCAACATTTGCTGGCACAAAATTGTTTAGTTATGCTACTGGATCAGGAGTCACAGATCCAGTATTGCAGCTAACACTCAAATATCTCACATTAACAAATGTGGGAGACATTGTGTTTGATAACAATTTATATTCAGATACATTTGTATATGTGATCAA